TTCGTGCTCTCGCCCCACTCCGCGAACCCTGAGTTGGGCTGCGGGGGCATCTGGCGCTCTGGGGGCGGGGCAATGCTGCCGTCGGGCAGTTGGACCGGGGTGTACGGAAGGGCCACGATCGGCTTGCGGTTGGCGTCACGCCACGCTGCCTCATGCCCTTCCATCTGACCCGCCACCATGAGCCACGGGGCTTTGGGCTGGAGGGCGTAGGCTTCCGTCTTGGCGGTCTGGGCGTAATTGTACATCCGGGCGGGATCGCGCAGGTCGCGGATCATGCCCTTGCGGACAACCTTGCCGTTGATGTCGCACTCGCGCCCGTAGACCGGGATGATCGGGATCCACTTCCCGGGCCAATCGCGGCTATCAAGAATTCGGGTTGCGCTCAGGAGATGCCACTCCACCCGCTTGCGCAGGACGGAACGCTCACGGACGATCTGAAGGCCAACAGCCTCCATCACGTCCTTTTTTGGCATCTCATCAGCGAACTTTGCAGATCCGTCTGAGAGCAGGTACAGGGTCTCTTCACGGCGCACGATGCGCCAGTATTCCGCGAGGCGCAGTTCTTCCTTGTTCGCCCAGTCGGCGTTGCTGTCGCCGTCGCCCATCTGCCGCCAACCGTCACCGTCAACGTGACCGTACTTCTGACGGTATTCGTCCCTGCGGATCATGTCCGACACGACCGCCCATGAGGCGTCAGAGCCATCGGGCATCCGTGACGCCGGATCCAAGTAGACCGTGAAGGGGTTGCGGATGGATTCGATCATCAGATCCTGATCAAAGGATCGCTCATCAACGTATTCCGTACCCACCCGCAGGTAGCCCCAACCGCCCGTGACCGCAGACTCCACGGCGCAGTCATAGGCGTACTCGGCGTTTGACCGCTCTTCAATGTGGCGTACCAGCCCGGTACGAACTCGGGCCGTCTGTACGTCGGCGCCGTTGCCGACCGGGTGATACTTGATGCGGGGGCGGTTCTCGCGCAAAGCGTTGGTGACCCGGCGTCGCATCGCATCCGTGATGTTGATGGTCAGGCACGGACGCTCGTCTGCCATGCGACCGTTCAGGATCTCGTCGGGCCATTGTTCGCCGTTAGCGAACCGAATGTCTTCCAGAGCCGCCTTGCGGTTCTCGGTCTCAGCGGCAACCGCGAGACGGAATCGCTCCTGACACTCGACAATAATGTCTTGTTCAGTCTTGGCAGACTCGTCTAAATCGTAAGCCACTCGTTAACCCATCCAGCCGTGCGACTGGCGCGTGTTGAATTGCGGAACAGTCTGTTGCCGCTTGAAGCCCTTCACTTGGGCAAATCGAATCATCATCAGGGCGTACCGGGTCGCAGACATCAGGTCGTCGTTCTCTTTGACGATCAGACCGTCTTTGCGGTGGTAGAGGCCGAACTCTTCAAACCAGTCGTTCAGGTGCATAAACACCTTGAACCGACCCGTCTGCATCCGGTCGAGCAGGTCAGCGATACCCGCCTCCACGCCTGACGTGCCGTCCGTGAAGGTTGCCCGGGTGGGCAGCATCTTGAGACCCTGCGCGGCATATAACGCCTTCAGTTGGTCTCCAGAGCCTTTGTCGTGCGCCAGACCGTCATGCGGCCATGACCACGGTAGCCAGTCGCCCCACGGTCGTACCGCTGCGGCAAACATCGCTGGCGTCTGCTCCCGGGCGCGGTGACTGGACATGACGTAGATGCAGTCTGCGTCTCTGTCCCAAGCCATCCGCACCGCTGCGGAGGGATGATCCCAACCGAAGTCAATGCCGCAGATTTGGGGCCAATGGTCTGGGATCGGGAACGACTGAACCTGTATCGACTCCCGTCCCAGCGGGAACACGCGACCGCTACCCATGCTGGGAATGCCCTTGGTACGGGCGTCTCGCTCGTGCGCTGGGTATGAGGCTATGATCGCCTCGCGCTGCTCAGCCGTGTAATGCTCGGCATCGTCAATGGTCATGGACGTGACCGACGTGCCGGGTGGCTTCTCCATTAAGAAGCGTCGCACCGTCTCGGACATTCCCAAGAGGGGCGTAAAGGTCATCAGGACGATCCCGCCTGTGGCGTTCGTGCGGGTCAACCCTTCAATGTAGATGTCGTTGGGCGGCTCCTCATCAAACCACACGGCATCCAGCGTCTCGCCCTGCCACTTCTCGCGGCCAGTCCCGTAGGATTTGAACGCTATGGTGCTGACTCCACCGGAGACGTGCTTCACCTGTACGGTATCCAGCAGGTCTGCAATGCCCCGCCCGGTGCTGTAGTCGCTGATGTGGGCTTTGGGGATCGCTCCCGTCCCAAATGCCGTAGGGCGACCCATGAGGATGCGCTGGACGTTATCCCGGGTGGATTCACCCGTCACACCCGCACACCACGCGACGATCGGTCTGTCCCAGCGTCTGCCCTCCCACCAGTCGGGGTACAACCCCGTGAGGTGCATCGCCATTTCCATTCCAGCGCTCCAAGTCTTGCCGACTTGGTTAGCAGCCATCAGGAGCCGTTCTCGGGCCGTCTGACCCGCTGCGTGGAAGGCTCTCTGTTTACTGTAAGGGGCGTAGTCCTGAAGCCTCGTGATGGCTTTCAGGGACTCTAGATGGGCTTCGAGTTGGCTCGCGTACTTCATCAACTCGTCTGCGGACAAGTTCAAGAAGTTCTGCGGTAATGGCGCGATCGAGTTCGCCAACTGGGTCATGGACTTCCACCACCTTCGGAAGGATCTTGACTGCGGCGTTCACGAACTCGGCTGGCTTCTCAGCAGCCATGATCAGCAGGGCGTTCTGCCCGTGTGCCACCCATGCGTTGTGGAAGTCAGCCAGAAAGTCTTCAGCGAACAGGTTTCGGGAGCCTTTCTTGCGCCCGGCGGGGTTACCCGACTGACCGGGCTTGAACGGTCGCCCGATCACCCTCTCAGGTTGCTGTTTATCTGCTGTTGAATCAGCAGACGGACTCTCCGGGTCGTGTGTATCCGCAGACATCTTTTTCCGAAGCGATCAAATGCTCGACACCATTCAGAACAATGCGAGGGAAGGCGTACCCTCTGATGTCAAACCCACCCAGTTCCACCAGATCGCCCTTGCGGACTTCGGTGGGCCGAAATACTTTGGACTTCCAAACTTTGGAGCGGTCGCGGTTGTACCGATTGGGGTACTCACCCGGGCCGACTTCAACCACCTCGCCTCGCACGGGCTTGCCGTGCCAAAAGGCGACGATCACGTCTGACAGTTTGGGATCCATTGGACGGACGAGGATGCGGTCACCCAGCATCCGTAGCCGACCGTACAAAATGTCAATTTTGCTCTCGGTAAGGTCTAAGCCTTCTTTCTTGACGGGAAGGTTCCGAGGCGCAGCAATCATTCCTGACCGCGCTCCACACCTGCCCAATGATGACCCATCGACCCTTCACCGCCGTCCATGTCAAAACGACGGTAGTTGGCGGTCGGGTTCGCACCCGGGGTTCCTGCAAGACCGCCATAGCCGAAGATCGGCGTACCGCCACCTTCTTGCGGGGCTGCTGGCTTAGGCGACCCGATCATGGCGTCAGACTGACGTGTGGGGCCGGGTTGAGCCAACGTGGCCGGGTTCGATATCCCAGTTGTCGGTTCGCCCTGCACGATGGAGAACGCCATTACCGGGCGCTCCCGTGAGCATGGGCGTGGTGAGCCATCGCCGCTAGATGGTGGTGGTGGGACACCTCAAACTGGTTGTGGGTCGCATGATAGTCCCGAGCCATTCCGTGACACTTGTGTCCCATCTTGTGACATTGGACGGCTTCGTGGGGATGCGGGGACTTGTGGGCTTCTTGGGCGTGTTTAGAGACCGAGTGGGCCGCTTTGGTCAGGGTGTGACCAAACTCATGCTGACCCGATTCCAACGCCTCTAGCGCCTTCTCGGCGTGTTCCAGAGCGTTGTTCTCTTTCTCTTCGTGCTTTTCAGCCTCACCGAGGACTTCGGCGTAGCCTTTCTTTTCGGCTTTCACTCTGCGTCCTCAAAGTGGTGCGCCATTTCGCTAGCGGCTGGGTTCACAACCTGAAGGCTTCTGCCGCCGACCGGGGGCGGCTCAACGTTTTCGTAGAACGTGCCACCCGCCGCCTTTGCCAATCGGTGCGCTTCCGATTTGGCGTGTTCTCGATGGGCTTTGTATTGAGCCTCTTCGTCACGCAATCCACGGGCGTACCGCTTCATGCCGTGTTCTTCACCCCGGTCGCGACGGTGTTTCATTGGAAATCAACCCGGCTCGTCGTCGTGCTTTTCATCGCCCGGGCGCGAAGCCTTGGGCATATGGTGACCAGCGGGTTCATTCGGTTCTTCTTTGCCCGCCCGACGACCTTCGTGCATCGTGGCGTAGCCCTTGTCTGCCGACCACTTGTGCGGCTTTTTAGCGCCCATGTCGTGGAAGTGATGCGCCAT